GAGTGTCTATGCTTGCAGACCTTTCACAGAGCATTCAAAGCAGGTTATGCGAAATAAAGCAGTCTCATTTATGGCTAATGTTTACGGGGTGGAGTTATGAACTGGCGAATTGGTAAAAATACGCTGTCGATAGAACCACGCAACGGTACTGGTATTGATATAGAGTTCGTGGATTCTAGGGCAGTATGGACGGTTAGTGACAATGACCCTGATTCTTTACAGGCTATGCCCTTTAGTGGTACAATAATACTGTTACCGTTACTGGTAATATCCTTTGGTTATGTCTATAAGACGGAGGAACTTGACAATGAGTAAAATAAAGGAACGCTTGATAGGGTACGAAGGGGGCGATGATAACGACATCAGACCTATTACCCGATTGATTGATGAGATGGTTGAGTATGAGATGTTAGCCATGACATTACAGGAGGCGCACCAACGCGCAGAGGATAGCGTTAGGGCTTACTATAACACCCTGACAGCTAAAGAGTTTTTAGACCAACACAAGAGGGCTTTTAGCCATGAGTAGATGCAAAGCGTGTGACGTTATAATGAATGATTTCGAGATGAGAAGGATTGATAGAGCGACAGGGGACTACTCAGAGTTGTGCAGTAACTGCCTGTCAGCATCCAATGAGGCAACGATGGACAGCCCTATGCAGATCATTCTTGATGATCTTGTAAATCCCTTTGAATTCCTAGCGGACATGGAGGAGCAGTAATGGAAATTAAATTATGTCAATATGAAGTATTAGAGGCGATAGAGGAATACGTCAAAAAGAAATATGGTTTTGATCTAGATTGTTATAATCAGCTAGAAGAGTATCCAACAATATCACATCTTAAGCGTATTTATGCCCCAAAGAAGCACAAAAATGGTAAGGTAATGAAGCATCCAGACTACGGATATGTGCTTAGTGAAGTTGTGAAGACTGAACAAAAGTATATTTCCTTTGGTGAAGATTGTGATTTTAGTTTTTACATAACAGGAGAGTAGTATTTATTTAATGAATAATGGGTATAACTTTGAATGATTGAGGTTATGCCCTAATTCATGGTATACTATACTTATGTATTAAAGGAAAATATTTAATATATAATTATAGTATTAACCAAACGATCCTTAAGTTATACATAAGGGTCATCCACTAAGCTAGAAAAAAAGAGGTAGTAACTATGGCAGTATTAGAAGGTTTGTTAGCGTTTGAAAATCTTGATGAGCACGAAACGTATCAAGGTCAATCAACAGGTAAATTCTCTGTTGTGTTATCGTTAGATGATGATACAGCAGGAGACCTGTCAGCTAAGGGTGTTAAGATGCGAGAGTATGAAGGTGTCAAACAGCGCAAGTTCAGCACTAAGTACGATGTGCCTGTCTTGGACGCTGAGGGTTCACCCTTTAAAGGTCGCATAGGTCGAGGGTCTAAGGTACGAGTGTTGTACGCTGAGGGTCAGGAACATCCTGTACATGGTGTCTCAACCTACCTTAATAAGATCAAGGTCTTAGAGGTAGCGGAAGATACTAGTGGAGGGGAGTTTTAGTAGTGTCGTCTACCTTTGTTAAACATGAGCCATGCCCTGCGTGTGGCTCTAAGAACAACCTAGCAAGGTACTCCGATGGTCACGCCGTTTGTTTTACAGGCGGTTGTGACCACTACGAGAGAGGTACGGGTCAGGTTGTAAACGCAACACCAAGTATAACGAGGCGATTAGAGATGACAGGAGTAGTAGCGGCAATCCCTGACAGGCGTATCAGCCAAGCCATAGCACAAAAGTATGGCGTAACGGTTGAGTACAATGCTCAGGGGCAAATTGTCAAACATCATTATCCATACCACGATAAGGACTCAGGTACGCCTACGGGCACTAAGGTTCGCATTGTGGACAACAAGAGTTTTTATGCAACAGGGGAGTTCGGCAATGTTGGGTTGTTCGGTCAACAAGCTTTCAAAGGTGGCGGTAAGTACATTACGATCACAGAGGGCGAGGCAGACGCACTTGCCGTTCACGAAATGTTCGACGGGAAATGGCCCGTTGTCTCCATTAGAAGTGGCGCAAGCGGAGCATCAAAGGACATTAAAGAAAACCTTGAGTGGTTAGAATCCTTTGAGAACGTAGTCATTTGTTTTGACAATGACAAGGCAGGACAGGAGGCATCCAAAGCTGTACTTGATTTATTCACCCCCAACAAGGCCAAGAATGTCACCTTGCCTATGAAGGATGCAGGGGATATGCTCAAGGCTAACAAGGTCACTGGTTTTGTTAAGGAGTGGTGGAACGCTAAGACATATCAACCCGACGGTATTGTGTCAGGCAGTGACACTTGGGACATGATCATGGAACAGGCTGATGTTAAGTCTATCNTGTATCCTTGGAATTGTCTTAATGAGATGACCTACGGTTTCCGCAGGAAGGAACTAGTCACTATTACGTCAGGCTCAGGCATGGGTAAGTCTCAGATTGTCAGAGAACTTGAGCATTATCTTTTGGGTGCTACGGACGACAACATTGGCGTTCTAGCATTAGAGGAGGACATACCTAAGACGGCGTTAGGCATCATGTCCATAGAGGCCAACAAGCAGTTACACCTAGACAAGACTATCAGCAAGGAAGAGAAGAAGGGCTATTGGGACAGGACGTTAGGCTCAGGACGTATCTTTCTGTTTGATCACTGGGGTTCTACGAGCGAGGACAACCTCTTAGGCCGCATACGTTACATGGCTAAGGGCTTGGACTGCAAGTGGATCATCCTTGACCACCTGAGTATCGTGGTCAGTGATCAGGACAACGGTGACGAGCGTAAGGCTATTGATAGTATTATGACTAACCTTAGAAAGCTAGTACAGGAGACAGGTGTAGGTCTATTCCTAGTATCACACCTGCGTAGACCTAGCGGATCAAAGGCACATGAAGACGGCGGTAGAATAAGCTTGGGAGAACTCAGAGGTTCAGCGGCAATCGCGCAACTTAGCGACATTGTTATTGGACTTGAACGAGATCAACAACACGCTGACCCTGAGACACGGAACACTACAACAGTTCGTGTACTCAAGAACAGATTTGTTGGACTCACTGGCCCTGCTTGTTACCTTTATTATGACAAGGACTCAGGAAGGATGGTGGAGACAAGCTGTCCAATGGGCGATGAATCGGAGTTTTAATGAAACAGTTTGTACTTGACATTGAAGCCAATGGGCTTGACCCTGATACCGTGTGGTGTATTGTTGTGCGACAGATAGGACACGATGATTCCTTAACTTGGTCAGGAGATAGACTACCTGAATTTATAACTTGGTTACAACTACAGGACGAGTGCGAACTAATTGGTCACAACCTTATAGGGTATGACATACCTGTACTGGAGAAACTACTAGCGGTAGACTTTAGCAAGTGTAAAATAACTGACACACTGGTACTGTCCCGATTAGCTAATCCATCAAGAGAGGGTGGTCATTCCTTAGATAACTGGGGTACTGTACTTAATTGCCCTAAAGGAGATCATAATGTTTGGGATGTTTTTTCGTATGATATGTTGGAGTATTGTATACAGGATGTTAAAGTTAATACGTTGGTTGTACCAGAGATTACTTCTTGAACTTAAGGATTTTAAGCCTGAAAGTGTTGATCTTGAGCATCAAGTACAGGGTGTTATTTCAAAGCAAATTAAAACAGGTTGGCTTTTAGACCAAGAGAAAGCTTATCATTTACTGGCTACACTAAAGGAGAAGAAGAATGACCTTGAAGACGAAGTGCATCAGGTTTTCACACCGTTACCGACATTTGTCAAACAGATTACACCCAAGATTAAGAAGGACGGTACGCTCTCTGTTGTTGGGCTTAAGTTCCTTGGTGAGCAATGGCAAACAGCAGTAGCACCTTTTAGCCGCATAGATTTTCCTGTGTTTAATCTAGGGTCACGACAGCAGATAGGTAGACACCTACAGTATTATGGGTGGAAACCTAAGCAATTCACTGAGACAGGACAGGCCATCGTTGATGAGGCAGTGCTAGGTACAGTGAAGGGCATACCACAGGCCGCTTTGATAGCTGAGTATCTTATGATACAGAAGCGTGTGGCTCAGGTACAGAGTTGGCTAGAGGCTGTTAAGGAGGACGGTAGAGTACATGGGTACGTTAATTCTAACGGTGCAGTGACGGGCCGCATGACACATTCTAGTCCCAACATGGGCCAAGTACCTGCGGTTTACTCACCATACGGTAAGCAGTGTAGGGACGTATGGACAGTACCGGAAGGTTACAAACTTGTAGGTATGGACGCAAGTGGTCTTGAGTTACGGATGCTTGCACATTACATGAACGACGAGGGCTATACAAATGAAATTCTCACAGGAGATATTCACACGGCAAATCAGTTGGCTAGCGGCCTTGAAACTAGAGATCAAGCAAAGACTTTCATATACGCTTTCCTTTATGGGGCCGGAGATGCCAAGATCGGAAGTATCGTTGGAGGAACTAGACAGGATGGTAAACGTCTTAAGGAAAAGTTCCTTAGAAATACGCCATCTCTTGGAAAGTTACGAGAACGAGTTAGCTTGGCGGCAGGAAGAGGTTATGTTTATGGCTTGGATGGAAGAAGGGTCTATGTACGGTCAGAACACGCGGCTCTAAATACGCTGTTGCAATCAGCAGGTGCTATCGTAATGAAAAAAGCGTTGTGCTTACTTAACGAATATGCTATACTATGGGGTATAGACTATAACTTTATAGGAAACATACACGATGAAATCCAGACAGAGGTCAGAGAAGAGAAAGCAGAGGTTTTCGGAGGACTCGCTACTAGCTGTGTCGAAGCCGCAGGACTCCACTTCAAGCTCAACTGCCCCCTTGCAGGGGAGTTTAAAGTTGGAAATAGTTGGGCAGACACGCATTAATCCTAAAACTAATAAGCCTTGGTATTATAAAGATAATCCAGACGCTGTTAAGGCTCGTGATGCAAAACGTATGTGGGTTAACGGTAAGGAAATAAAGAAGACCCACCCTTTGTACAAAGCAGGGAGATACAAGGGGTTTGAGGAAGCGGCCTTTAGTTCCTTGGAAAACTATGAGGCGAACCCACAGGGAGAAGTTTACGTTATATATAACAAAGCTTGGCCTGAATGGGTGAAGGTTGGGATGGCTGT